GCGATCTTCCATTCACCTACCTTATTGCTCGCTTGAGCATTAGGTTGGGGATTGCGCCACAGCAGTTATTAGATCTAGATAAGGTCATGCTCGATGCATTAGTGCAAGGGCTTAAGGATGAAGCGAAAGAGGTCAGCGATGCAAATCGAGCTACGCGGAAACGCTGACTTGCGTAAAGCGTTAAGACGATTCGCTCCAGATCTAGAGAAATCTCTTAAGACAGAGATGAAGCGTGGACTAGCTCCAGTTGCTAAAGCAGCTAGGGGCTTTGTTCCATCTGTTTCACCTTTAAGTAATTGGGCTGGTCGATCTTTCAGCGAGGGTACATTCCCTGTCTATAACGCTTCAACAATTAAGTCTAAGATTGGCTATACAACTTCAGCATCTAAGCCTAACTCCAGAGGCTTTAGTTCTATGGCTCGCGTGTTTAACAACTCTCGCGCAGGTGCTATCTATGAGTCTGCTGGTCGCACTAATCCTCAAGGTCAGGCATGGGTAGGTACTAAAGCAGGTGGCGCATCGCGTGGCGTATCTCGTTCAAGTAATCCTAAGGCTGGCGAGCAGTTTATTAGCCAGTTGCCACCTTTGGCAGGAAGCCTCAAGGGTCGTGGTCGATTGATCTTCAAAGCTTGGGCGCAAGATAAGGGCAGAGCAGAAGGCATTGTGAACAAAGCAATCACGACAGCAGAGCAGGAATTGCTAAGGCGTTCCAGAGCTAACTCGTTAAGGAGCGCAGCATGAACTTTCTAGAGACGATTAACATTGCATCTAAGTTTGATGCTAAAGGATTTAAGCAAGCCGAGACTGCTCTAGGAAAACTCTCTGGCACTGCTAAGAAGCTTGCAGGTGGATTAGGTCTAGCCTTTGGTGCTTCTGCTATTGCCTCATACGGCAAGGCAGCGGCTAAAGCCTTTGCAGACGATGAAGCAGCAGCGCTACGACTTAACCGAGCAGTAGAGAATCTAGGCATTGGCTTTGCTAACCCTGCTATTGCTGATTACATCTCTAACCTAGAACGATCAGCGGCAGTCTCAGATGACATCTTGCGCCCTGCCTTTCAAGGACTATTGACAACTACAGGGTCATTGACTAAGTCTCAAGAATTGCTTAACAATGCAATAACAATCAGCCGCGCTTCTGGCATTGATCTAGCCACTGTTACCGAGGATCTTGGTAAGGGTTATGTAGGCATTACAAAGGGCTTGATTAAATACAACACAGGCTTAACTAGAGCTGAACTTTCATCTAAGTCATTCTCTGAAACCTTAGGAATTATTCTTAAGCGATCAGCTGGCGCTGCTGAAGATTACCTTGACACTACCTCTTATAAGTTTGATGTTCTCAGTGTTGCTTCAGCTAATGCTTCTGAGATCATTGGTGGAAGCCTAGTAGATGCCTTTGCCCTAGTAGGCGGTGGCACAGATGCAGCAGATGCGGCTTATGCTATCGATACTATTGCCACAGCCCTTAGCAAGGTAGTAGTTCAATCTGGTCGCACTATTGGCGTTATTCCTACCTTGATTAAGAACCTTAAGAACCTTCCTAAGAACATCTTTGCTGGCTTTGCTGGCGCACAGGTTGGAATGAACCTAAACATCCCAGATAAGAAGGAAGAACAGAAGCTAACGCTTACAGAAAAGAAACAGCAGGAACTTCTGGCTAAACTTGAGAAGGATTCATTAAAGAGAGAGAAAGAAAGACTTGCTCTACTTAATAAGCAGAATACAGCTAAGAGACTTCAGGGAATTATTGACAAGGCTAACCTTGCTCTAGGCAAGGGTGAGAATGTCTTTGATTTAGACAAGATCCAGATTGCAGCAGCCTTGACATCTCAGGCGGAGCAACTAGGCAAGGCGACTACATCTGCTCAACAGTTGCAAATTGCTAACGATACTGCCCGCCTGAATGTCAAGCGTTCAATCAACGAGTTGGAAGATGCTATTGCCTCAAAAGATGAGAAAGCAATCATCAATGCCACAGCTAAACTCAATGCCGATCTTAAGTCACTTGATGCCTTGACTGGTCAGAACACTAAACTTGCAGACATTAAATCTATTCTTGACAGCCTTAAGCCTAAAGAGTTAATTGATCAGAAGAATCTAGATGAAGCATTACGCAAGATTCAAGAAATGCTTACCTTGCTAGGCAAAGCCAATGCTCAGGCTAATGGCAAAATACCTACTAGCGGTGATCTAGGGTCTGGTATTCCAATAGGGGATTACATCGCGCCTGTCTCTAAAGACATAGCATCTAAAGCATCCATTGATGCAATTCTAGAATACGCGGATGCAGCCTCAGCTCGCGCTAATGCCTTTGCAGATCTTTTAGACATGGACACAGCAGCTAAGACTGCTGCTCTCCAGTCATCGCCTTTGTATGATAACTCAGGAGCTTTAGGGTCATTTAGAAAGAATGAGTCTGCTTCAGCAGGTAACACTATTATTGTGAACACAGGCGTAGGAGACCCTAACGCTATTGCAGAGGCTATTGACAATGTGCTACGACAGGCGAGAGACAGAGGAACACTTACAGTCCTATGACATGGCTTCCAGAATGGCGCGTGACAGTTGGTGATGATGTCTATACATCTGTCACCTCTGTTTCCTTTGCATCAGGTCGATTAGACATTGATCGACAAGCTACGGCTGGCTATTGTCAAGTAGAGATCATCAACACAGATAACTCACCCTTTACCATCAATGTCACAGAACCAATCACTTTAGATCTAAAGAATAGTTCTGGAACTTATGTCACTGTATTCGGTGGCGAGGTTTCAGACTTTAACATCGGAGTGCGTAGCCCTGAGGAGACTGGCTACATTACTACGGGCAAGATCTTGGGTATTGGATCATTAGCAAAGCTGACTAAGACTGTCTATAACACGGCTCTTGCAGAAGGTTTAGATGGCGCACAGATTGCAGCCATCTTGGGTTCAGCCCTTAACTTAACTTGGAATGAAGTAACGCCTACTGTCACATGGGACACATACCCTGCAACTACGACATGGAATGAAGCAGAGTCCTATGTCGGAGAGGTGGACTCAGGCTTCTACACAATGATTGCCCTTGCAGCTAGCGCTTCTGCTAAGTCTCAGACATTAGCGGATCAAATTGCACAGAGCGCACTTGGACAACTTTACGAGGAAAAGGATGGAGATGTCTCTTATGCAGATGCCGATCACAGATCTAACCTGCTCGCAAGCAATGGCTACACTTTCCTTGATGGCGCGTATGCAACACCTACCTCTATCAGTTCAACAACTCAGACTTCTCGCATCCGTAACAGCCTTATCTACCGCTACGCCACAGGCTACGCAAGCACCTACAGCACCTCAGATACCGACTCTATAGCCTCTTACGGGCTCTTTGAGCGTTCCTTTGACTCCAACATTAAGAACCTTTCAGACATTACTTTAATTGCCGCTAGAGAGCTTAATTTAAGGCGTGTGCCTAAGGGGTCACTAGGAGCAATTACCTTTCGTCTAGATAATCCCGACATGCCTAGCGCCATGCTTGACAGTCTTATTGGGGTCTATTTCGGACAACCTATGCTTATCAATAATCTACCTAGCAATCTGCTTGGTGGCACTTTCGATGGCTTTGTGGAGAATGTCGCTCTTAGAGCCACACCTACCTATGTGGACATAACCCTCTACATCACAGCTACAGAGTTCTCATTATCAACAACACAATGGGACACAGTAGTTCCAAATGACATAATCTGGACAGGCGTAAATGGTACACTTGACTGGAATAACGCGATAGGAGCATTAAACTAAATGGCAACAAGTCCTAATTTTGGGTGGCTAGAACCCGATAACACAGATCTAGTTAAGAATGGCGCACTTGCCATTCGTACGGCTGTTAATGCTATTGATGCTTCTATGGCAGATCTTAAGGGTGGTACTACAGGTCAGGTCTTATCTAAGACAAGCAACACAGACATGGACTTTACTTGGGTTACCGATGCAGGTGGAGACATTACAGGTGTGACAGCTGGTACGGGCATCACAGGCGGTGGCACTTCAGGCACAGTTACAATTACTAACTCAATGGCAACAGCTATCAACGCAAAAGGTGATTTAATTGTTGGCACAGGCGATGATGCTTTTACTGTTTTACAAGCACCAATTACTGATAACACAGTTATAATTCGTGACAGTACTACCGCATCAGGTTTGAATTGGTCAACAGACTGGACGAGTTATACACCTACTTGGACATCAACTGGCACTGCTCCATCATTAGGTAATGGCACTTTATCAGGTCGTTACATACAAATTGGAAAAACAGTTTTTGCACAGATTTATTTTCAAGCGGGCTCAACAACAACTTTTGGAACTGCCAACTGGCGTTTTAGTTTACCTGTTGCGACAAATGTACTTAATGCAAGTGCTGCATTATTGCCAGGCGGGGCTTATGTAGAGGATGCTGGAGTAGCAGGTTACACAAGAAGTTGTCGCAGAGTTTCAAGCACAACAATTACTTTTAACAGTGAATTAAACGCTGAGTTAGCCAATGTTGTTCCTTTTGTTTGGTCAACAGGAGATTTTTTCAATGCAACTTTTAGTTATGGAGCAGCGTAATGACAAAGATTCTTGACATGATTCACACAGTCGATGGCTATCGCGAAGTATTGCCAGACGATGCAACAGAAAAACTATTTAAGCGTATTCGTAAATGGCGAGATGCTGAATTGCTGAAATCAGATTGGACACAGATTTCTGACTCAACAGCCGACAAAGCGGCATGGGCAACCTATCGTCAAGCATTGCGCGATTTGCCAGCAAGTAACAAAGATCCTAGAGCGATTGAATTACCTGTTGCTCCATGAAACCACGATTAAGTAAAGCTGCGATTCAGTTAAGGGAGCAGTTCGATGACTCGTTCCCAGATCGTGACCGCACATCGGATGGTTGGATCGGTGATACCCGACACGCTGCTCGCAAGTCTGATCATAATCCAGATGAGCAGGGCTGGGTTCGTGCCATTGATGTGGACAAAGATCTACACAAAGGCGGAAAGCCAGACATCATGGGAGACCTTGCTGATCAGCTTCGCACCTTATCTAAGTCCAAAACAGACAAGCGTATTAGTTACATCATTTTCGATGGACAAATCTGCTCCAGCATCCTTAACTGGAAGTGGCGCAAGTACACAGGGGCTAACAAACACACTAAGCACATTCATGTTAGCTTTAAGAAAGAGGCTGACAATGATGGTGCTTTTTTTCAAGTACCTATGTTAGGAGCATCTAATGGATAATCTACTTCTCATCATCGCTGGCGTTGCAGGTGTTGCAATCCTTCCAGCAATCCGCACAGCTATTAAGTCATACCGCGCTCGTAAGTCAGCAGCAGACATCATTGTTGATGCACTAGAGGCTGCCATTGACGAGGTAGATAAGAAGTGACACAGGCAGACTTCTTCACCCTTTACATCGCCACCATTGCTGCATTGGGTGGGTTGTCTGGCTATGTGATCACTCACCTTTTATCAGAGATCAAAAGACTCAACACGCGAGTGGATGAGATCTATAACATCTTGCTTGACAGGTAGCATTGTGCTATGGCAAGAAAAGCATCTAAGGCGTTAGAGGATCAAGGGTACTCAAAGCTAGAGGCACACTGTATTGCTCTTAATGAGTACTACAAGGCATTGCGCAAGGCTGGCTTTAGTGAAGGCTTATCTCTGTTTATGATTACCGATGTTCCCTCTTATCCTCGTTGGATCTTGCCAGACCCAATATACCCTGAGAAGTTCGGGGATTACGAGGATGATGAGGATGACTATTAAGCGAATTGTCGTAGTATCGGATCTTCAAGTTCCCTACCATGACAGGGTTGCAACTCGTAACCTTGCTAGCTTTATTAAGAAGTTCAAGCCAGACCAAGTAGTTACCATTGGCGATGAGATAGACCTTCCACAGATAAGCAAGTGGGAAGAGGGTCGCATGGGCAGCTACGCTCAGACCCTAGATGATGACCGCAATGAAGCTGTGGACTTGCTCTGGGAGTTAGGCGTTACTGACTGCATTCGTAGCAACCACACTGACCGCTTGTATAACATAATCATGGCTAAAGTGCCAGCGTTCGGCGCATTGCCAGAGCTTCGCTTCGAGAAGTTTATGAAGTTCGATGAGCTAGGCATAACCTTCCATAAGAATCCAATGCCCATTGCACCTAACTGGATTGCAGTGCATGGAGATCACACACCCATAAAGCCACAGGGGGGCTTATCAGCCCTTGAAGCGGCTCGTAGGCATGGCAAGAATGTCATCTCAGGACATACTCACAGAGCAGGGCGATCAGCCTTCTCAGAGGCTTCTGGGGGGCGCATAGGGCGTGTTCTGCATGGTGTCGAGGTAGGCAATCTAATGGACTTCAAACAAGCTGCTTACACAAAGGGAGTTGCTAACTGGCAACAGGCTTTCGCCATTATCTATGTGAACAAGGCTAAGGTTCAGGTTGATCTAATCAACATCGAGAAGGACGGCACATTTATTGTGGCTGGAAAGTCCTACGGCAGACCTAGATAATCGTTATCGTTTCGTTACCAAATTGGCTAGGTTTTGACAGATAGCTGTGAAACACTAATCCTGTAAGCCAATCAAGGGCATTGGATACGGATAGGAAATACGATGATCAAGTTCAACAGGATTAACGGATGGTCTTATAAGACCTCTGATAATGCTTACATCATCAGCAATTGCGGAAACCGCACATGGTTCTCAGCTGAGATCGATACAGAAGCAACTGCCAAGCATGGGTTCGAGATTGCTGTAGAGAACACAAAGATGTATCACACGACACTTGCAGAAGCCCAAAACTGGGTGCGCAGTTACAACTATGTGGCGGTGGCATAATGGCAAACACAGACAAGTTGCTTCTTATCTGCATCTTGGGCATGATCGTGGGCTTTACCATAACCATGGTCGATGTACAGCGCAGAAGCTATGACAAGGGCGTTCGAGATGGATACCATCGAGGGCGTTCTATTAGTCGTCAGGAGTTCTGGGAAGAATGAAAGCCAGTGAAATCTTACTCACAGCCACAGACACGATCTCTCAGCGTGGGCTTTCGTACGGTCACCCTACGGATAACATGCAACACACCGCAATGCTGCTCTCAGCATACCTACAAACACCGATCCATGATTATCAGGTCGCAGGGATTATGGTACTCGTTAAACTTGCAAGGACTAATCAATCAGCCCAACAGATCGACACATGGATCGACATGGCAGCCTATGCCAGCATCGCAGGGCAACTAGCTACAGAAGAGAGTGAACTCTATGTTTAATTTAGCCGATTACGAGCCAGTAGAGGTGAGACTTGAAAAGTTTATTAAGGACTATCCAGCGTTCCGCATTTCAACTGAGTTGGAAGTTGTCGAGGCTACTCGATACATTGTTAAAGCTTATCTATTTAAGAATGCTGAAGATGGCGTTGCATGGGCGACAGGGTACGCTGAGGAAACGGTTACTTCAAGAGGGGTTAATCAGACTTCAGCACTGGAGAATTGTGAGACTTCGGCAATCGGCAGAGCACTTGCAAATGCAGGTTATGCGCCTAAAGGAAAAAGACCAAGCCGCGAGGAAATGACCAAGGTCGTAGCTGCCAAGCCAGTGAAGCCACCTGTTCAAGAGGTCAAGGCTGAAGATCAGGATTACTGGACAACTCCAGTAGGTCAGTACAACAAGGTAGTGGATGCGCCTGTCACGCTTGACAAGGCTATGGAGACTGTGGCTGCAATCATGGGAACACCTGAAGCTGTAGAAGCTCCATCGTGCGAACATGGTCACATGCAATGGAAAGAGGGCGAGAAGAATGGCAAGGCATGGGGTGGATACTTCTGCAACTCAGCTGTGTCATCTGCACACCGATGCCCTACGAAATGGTACAACCTAGGATCGGACGGCAAGTTCGCACCTCAGAAAGCGTGGGCATAACATGGGCTTTGTTGAATACTTCGATGAGACAACAGGTGCATGGACTAACCTAGAAGATGTGCCACTATTCGACACTATTAACTGTCAGCTATGCAATGAGCCTACAGAAGCTCATGACATTGTTGCTGAGATAAAGTTCCACGATGATCAGCCAATCGTAGGCGCATGGCAGTGCCGCAAATGCAAGGCAGTCAATGGCTAATCCTTACATGCCACCTTCAGCCACAGACAATTGGGCAACGCCTAAAGAACTATGGCAACAGGCTAATGGCTTTCACGACTTTCAGCTTGATGCAGCAGCTAGTTTAACCAACCATCTTTGTGATGAATGGTTTGGCTTAGATCACCCAGATGCAGACAGGCGTGATGGCTTGGCAGGGCAATGGCTGGGGCGAACATGGGTTAACCCGCCCTACGGCAGAGGAATCTACGATTGGGTCAAGAAAGCAGCTTTACATGATGATCTTGTGGTTATGTTGCTACCATCAAGGACAGACACCAAGTGGTTTCATGAGTTTGTGTTACCTAATGCAGACTTACAGTTCATTAAGGGCAGGTTGAAGTTTGGATCTAGCACAACAGCAGCTCCATTCCCTTCAATCTTGGTAACATTTAATGGCTAGTCAAGCAAGGAAACATAGAGGCTTCCGCACAGAACGCGTAGTCGCACAGTACCTATCGACTGTGTGGAGTGGTGCAACTGTCGGAAGAGGTAGCGGCAAGGACATTGTTAATGTGCCTTTTGATGTTGAAGTCAAAGCAAGAAATGGCTTTCAACCATTAGCGTATCTGAAGCAATTAAAGGCTCGGACATCACTTTCGGGGGAATTGGGATTCGGAGTCTTACGCCTAAATGGACAAGGTGAAGATGCGCGTGAGTATGCCGCCATCATCCGTCTAGAGGATCTCTTACCATTACTTCAACTTAAATATGGTCATCTTACTAGCGAACCCACAGAGGCAGACATTGACCGCTGCACAGGCTGTGGGTCTTACATGATACAGAGGTGCTTAACTTGCCAGCCTACGACTACAAATGCACACGATGCAATCTCAGTCAAGAAATCTTCCATGGATGGCACGATAGACCAATGATCCCATGCACTTACTGTAATGAGCCAATGATTAAAGTTATAGCTGCGATACCGGCAGTATTCAAGGGCAAAGGCTTCTACTCAACAGATAAATAGTTATCCACAGAAGTTATCCACAGGGTAACAATAAGGAGACATTATGAAACGAAACACCGCTCTGACCAGCACTTATGCAAATGAACTTGACAGCGATGGTACGCTAACGGCGCAGAGCCTCTCAAAGGCTCACCGCGAGCCCTTCAAGGGCGTAGCTCGCGGGGTGCTAGTAGCTATTGGGATAGCTCTATGCATAATGCCTGATGCAGGTGGATCTAAACCAGTGCAATATGTATCTTATAAAGAATATGCATTACATCTATTAGGTTATAACTATAAAGAGTATAAATGTCTATCTATACTCTATGGTAAAGAATCAGCATGGAATCCTAAAGCAGCTAATGGATCACACTATGGAATACCTCAAGGTAAGAGTGAGTGGCTACGTACACAGGACGGTTACTCTCAGGTACGATGGGGGCTCAACTATATTGGCAACAGATATGGTGAGCCATGCATAGCACTGGCACACTGGAGGGCTAAGGGATGGCACTAACTCAAGAGCAGATAGAGTTTATTAAAGAGCATGCTAATACAGGTGCTAAGAATATAGCTGTGGTACTAGGCGTTAAATACAGCACTGTAGTTAATGTTGCACATAGACATCGTATAAGTCTAAAGACTAATGATAAGCGTGGGCGCAATATGCAAGCCCATGTTATACAGACACCAGAGACGACAGAGAATGTATGTGCCAATCAACCAATCATCGAAGCGATGCGTTATCAGATATGGATTAAGCGTGAGTTTATGGGTAAAGAAGTGTTATGGTCGAAACAATGGAAGAAGCAACGCGAGCGAGTATTAAAGCGAGATAACTATACATGTATGTATTGTGGCAACGATGCAACGCAAGTGGATCACATTATCCCTCGCAAGCGAGGTGGTGGTCATGACCTAGATAACCTAGTCGCATGCTGTGGACCTTGTAACTCACGCAAGGGAGCACTAGAAGAAGGGGTTTTTCTAACACAGAGCGTGACCCCCCCTGTCTTTATCGACTATATCTCCCCGATGCAGTCCGAACCGATGCTGGACAGTCCGTTTAAGACCCGACCTGATCCGAGTCAATGACAACTAAGCCCAGAAAGCCCAAAGCCCTGCGAGGGGCAACCAAGCCAAGGCTTCACAGCCCACTTCTCAAGGGTCAAAACAAGCTGCAAGATGTCAAAGACCTCTGCGAGATCGTAAAGATTCCGCTTAT